TTATCATCCCAATCAAATGCTTCCTTAATTAAATTTGCTGTAAGACCTTTATACTCTTTATTTAATGCTTTATCTTTAGCTTTAATTAATAAGTCTGCTTCTTCAGCGGATAATCCTTCTAGCATTTGAATAAACATATTATCCCTTTTACTTTGAGATAAGTCTTTATTACCACCTTGCAAGAAATGAAACATTCTTTTAACTTCTTGTTTCAACCAAGTATGCTCTGTGCCTATTGGGGCATCATTTGGTGTGTATGGTGGTTTGCCTTCTGGTAATAACCATACAAGGTCAGGATCAAATGCACCTTTTAAAAAACTTCGTAATTCTTTAGTATCGTATCGTCTTAATACTTCTAATTTTTTTGGTTTATCTTTTGCATTATTAACCTTTGTTAATATTTCGTGATAAGATAAAGCGTAATTGTCAACCATGTTAAAACTCCTCTATTCTACCAATGAGTTCTTTCAAATCATTGTTTATTAAATATGGTAAGATATTACTACGACCTTTTGCCGTAGTATTCTTGTATTCATTATATATATCATCTTCCAGCTTGTCTGGAATATAATCAAAATCTATTAATCGTTGATTTCTTTGAAAATTCCTTAAATGATATTCATTACAGAAAGATTTTGGATCCTCACCTTTCATTAAAGTATCAATCCAACTTTGTAATTTCCTTTTCATTATAGGTTTTTGTTTTATTTTATTTACAAAAGTATCGTCTGGAGATAGATAATTAGGAATACTATCAGATGGATCGCCTCGTAAAATATGTTCCCAAGTAAATTCTTGTGGATTTTCTGTTTCTACATATTTTTTTTGGATAGGAGAATATTGAACAATATTCCCATATTTCTGTAATTGCTGAAAATCTTTGTCACCTGAAATTATAAGGATTTTTTCTTGTCTATGTCGTTTCTTGCATATGACAGCAATGATATCATCTGCTTCAACAGTATCTAATTGTACAATTTTATATGGAAAATTCTCTCGTATTTCTTCTTTAATTGTATTGATAAGTCCAAAAACTTCGTTCCAATCAGTTGAGCTATCGTCCCTACCTTCTCTACGCTTTACCTTATAGTGTTCAAATAAATCACGCCTCCAAGAATAAGGACCATCAATGCATAAAACAATATCACCAGAATATTCTTGTCTAAACTGATGGACAAGTCTCCTAATTGAATTTAGTATCATATGCCGTACCATAGGTATAGATAAGACATTCTTACCTTTACTCATTGCTAATTGAACAGCTATGTTACTTATTGCAATTTGTGAATAATCAATCAGTATCATTTAATATGGACTCATCAAACTCGACCTCAACCTTATTGGTCTCTCTATCTACTATTTTTTTACCTCTATAATTTATTACAGAATATTTTTTACCCTTATTACTTTGTTCATACATTAATGCATTTGTAACATTATGAAAAGGATGTGTTAAATTTAATTCTTTATAAATTAAGGCACGGAAGCATTCTAAAAAAATACCTACATCTAAAAATGTTTTACTACTCAAATTAGTATCTAACTTACCTATATCCATACCTTCTTGCTGTAATTCAGTTATCAACCTAATAATCATATCATCTGATAAAGCATCAGCTGCTTTTTTAGTTTGGTCTATCCTAATTTTGTTTTGGATATTTTGAACATCACTATTTTTAGCTGCTGGCAATAATTTACCAGACGGAAAAGCATACACTTTAGCGGTCATAAAAAAAACCCTTGTTTTCCGTTAAATTTTCTATCAAATATAAATGATATTTTGTTATTTGTATCATATGTGTCATATTTGTTCGTTTTCCTTCGTTCTATTAAGTCTTTTTTCCATTATGTAGTATTGTATCACCTGTGTCACTTTTAACCCTCCACACTCAAATGGTGAAGGTTTTTTTTAAAAATACTCAACAATATCACCCTTAAAGTTAATCCTGCCCTCATTTATCAAAAATTCTCTTAAATCAGTATAACCGCCTATCAGCGTATCATCTTTCATAATCTGCGGTATAGATTTTACTTTTTTACCTATAATTTCAAACATCTGCTCTTTGGTAATCGTCTTATCACCATCACCCTTTTCAGATAATTTATATTCTTCATAAAGCAAATCAAGTTTACTTAAAAGATTTTTTGTTCTCTCACAAAATGGACAAGCCGGTCTTGTAAACACTTTATACATTCTTACATCAATTCTGTAACTTTCTCAACTGGAACTGCTGACAATTCCTCAAATGCTTTATCAGCGTTTGTTTCAATATCATTAAGTCTACTATTTATCTTTGCTTGAGCTTCCTGCTCTATCAATTCTGCAAGTTTATTAAACTCACCTAATGGTAACATAAGACCTAGATAAACCCTATATTCTGAATTAGGTGTAATTGAAATTTCAATTTTCCATTGTTCATAACCTTGAACCTTTGTATTCTTAATTACATTAACAATAGTTGATTGAGTTTCAGTAACAACATCTTTGCTGGTACTTTGTCCAATCTCTTTAATGAAAGTTTCCGCCTTCTTGTTCATTTCACCGTGCATAACATCAGCTAAATCTGCTTTCGCAATCATAGTTGCTTTATCCATCGCTAATTGTAAATCAGGACTTGTTGCTACACCTATACCATATAAGTAAAACTTGTCCTTCTTGCCAAGAAAACCTTGGCCAGCTTCTTTATCTACAAACCATTTAGGAACTTCTTCCAACATTCCTGATTTAGTTTCACCTTCGTGTTCAACCTTAACAGTTTTTGAACAACTTGTAGCAAAAAAAGCAATTAATAGTATCAATAAAATATGTATATTTTTCATTGTAATATCTCCTTTAATAAGTTTATTATACCAAAATATAGGTCTTGTCCTATATCTGGATTATAAGTAACAATAATTCCACCAATTATCATACCTAAAATTAATTTAATCATAATACCTCCAAGTACCATCTGCATTTAAGCAAACCTTATCTGGTAAACTAAATGCATTTTCACTTTTCACATAACGACAATATTCTGGTACTGAAACACCGTCATAATAAAAATTAGCAAACAACTGCCAATATGTAACTCCTACAACACCATCCGTGCAAATCATTCTTCTACTTACTTCATTTTCCATTTTTTCATCATATATAACTTCTATTACACAATTTGATTTTGTGAAGGTTGGTTTTTCTTCTCCTAATGCTGTAAAACATATCAATAGTAAGATAACAATAAAAGTGAAAATCATAAATTGTTTGGGATTAGGAAACACTTTCAATAATCCTCCATCTTCCATCAGGTAACTGACACGCTATACCAAATTCTGTTGAGCGGTCTAACCCACCAACACTCATCATTGGCCAGCTACTTTGTATATTAACTGTTGATGTATAATCTGCACATTTGAAACCTGCTTTAATGTATGACCTAGTAATTTTTATATTACCTTGATTACCTGTATTAGGATTGTGCCAATTGACATAACTACTTCCATAACTTGGTGCAGTATTTAAATGGTCCACAAATACAGCACTATGCACTTGTCTGTCTGATTTATTCATTAATATATTGGAACCTATCCAAGCACCACCAACAGCACACGCCGCTGTAAGATAATGATTTGTATTTAACATTTCAAGACACCCCCAAGTAGCGGTCGTACCTCCTGCAATCATACCAAAATGACTTGAAGACATTTTCCCATTTGAACAACTTGTCAGAAATAATAATATAATAATAAACTTAAAGTATCGCATCCTTTTCCTGTACCGTTAAACGGTTGTCTTCCATCCCTTGTAAAACTTCTTTTTCTTTTTTTGGTTTTTCAACATAATCCTTCATAATATCTTCATCTGGTTCACCTTCTTTTTTAGGCCAAGGTCTTGTACCTTCCCAACTTTGTGCTAAATTTTCCCATTTGACTTGATGTGGTAAATTTAATTGTCCCATTTCTCTTAAAAATTTTGCCTTTCGTTTACCTGTTTTATATGTTTTAAATTCTTTAATGATATCAGGCATTGATAAATCATTATCTTCTATTTTTGATTTAGGCATAATTCTCCCTCTAATTATATCACAAAACTACTAAAAAGTCAAGCTGTGTGTATTAAACTACTGATAAACTCAAATATTGGTCTAACTTATACATAAAAAGCATAGATAATCCAACAAAAATTGTGATTCCTATTAGCAATTCAGGTAATGTTATATAAACATCTTTGGTTTTATTCATTTCATCTCCTTTTTATTAACCCAATAATTTTTCTTTATTCATTGGTTTCATTCTTTTAAACTGACCCTTACCTTTTCTATGCTTAGTATATTGGGGTAAATGGGGTTTTTTTCTTCCTAGTCCTTTAATTTTCATTTTCGCCATAATCTATCCTCTATTTGCACTCGTTGTTTTTATAATTATCAGGTTGAAGTGAGCACTTATACTCCAAGTCTGATTTCTGCCTTAAATCTGCCGCTATACCATCTAGCATGGCAGGTAAGTATTTCTGAAATATGTTTATTAACTCAATAGCATTTGTATGGACAAGTCTGGAGATTTCTGCCTCCATCAACTTACTGTGGTCAATCTCATCATGGTTTTGTATAACATGACCAACAACTGCTCCAGTATAATCATTAATATAATCATTTGCTTTAGCATTTGTATAAAAAAATGCACCCCACATAATACTTGTAATAATAATCAAATATTTCATTGGTGGTCTCCCTTTCTATCTGCTTCTAATCGCATTTGAGTAGCAATATTATCTAATATATCAGGTAAAATTGCAAAAAAAGCCTTTGATATTTCAATACTTAATTGTTGTACTTGTTTTTCTATTTCTATATCCGAGATTTCAGATGTATTAGGATGATAATCTATTTCCATATACTCATCATTAAAAGAACCATCAATACCAAAAGTAGTATCAGATTTTTTTTCGCCGTATGGCGTTGCTGCCATTTGAATAACTATCCAATGTTTATTCCATCCATTTTGTCCTTTTTGTCCTTCTGCTTTTGCACTTGATTGAGTATAAAAAAATACACCCCACATAATACTTGCAATAATAATTAAATATTTCATATTTGTCCTTTTAATGGTAAACTGCTTGTTTTACGATATCTAATGTTACCTTTGCTCTTTCTGTTTCATCTTTACATAATTGTTCTTTCAACTGTTCAAGATAATCCTTAGCACTATCCAAGTTACCATCATCAATCGTGTCCTTAATCATATTAATTACATCATTGGTATTGGTCATTCCGTTTATATACATTATTTCCCTTTCATAAGTGGGGAATCTTTTCCATATAATATGTTATCTTCCCACCATTGTTTTTTATTCTTACCTTCAGGTTGAACAATTTGGTCAAAATATGCCCATTTGTAATCACCTGTTTCATCACCTTCATCATTAAAAGTAACATCTGTATAGCAGATTGAACCTGCATATTTTAAATCTAAATCTAATTCTTCAACTTTTGCACCATTTTCACCAGCAGGATCAATTTGTGCAT